CACACCCAAAAGAACAAAAAACAATCATACAAACACTAATCATTTACCCCGTCATTTATACCAATGCAAATACAATACTGCGGCAAAAACAATTAAATAATCTGATGAAATATATATATAACTTCAAAAGCACTTTTTATATCATCTCAATGTCATAAAAGACATTTGTAAAATAACCATATTTTTCTTAAAAATAATGCTTGACAAAAGGCTTCCGGTAAATTATAATATAGTCAGGATGTTCCCATTGTGAATTGAAATTATCAAATGCACTGGTATTCCACTTTTGCGAATTTTTGTTTTTTGAAAAATTCCAACTGAATTAACTTTTATATATTTACGAACGAAGTGAGGAAATATATAAAAGTTAATGAAGTAAATGTTATTACGAACGTAGTGAGTAATAACTACACTATATATTTATATATATTATATATTATATATATTAATTATATAAAGGGGGTATGGGGGGAAATAAAAATCGGTCTTATTTTTTGCTAAAAAATTGTTCCCATTGTGAACTTAAAGAAAGGAGTAAAGTAATGCAGGAAAATATTTTAACCTCGCGCTTAACTCAGGATGAGCGTGAAACCCATTTCTACATTGAAGGTCAGAAAGTAATTTGTGATTCAACGGAGCCGAAGTATTTTAACAAATGTCTTCGTCAAGGTTGGAGGGTAATATCTAAGACAGTTTATTCTGACGGTACAATTTGCGGGATGGTGCTTGAAGCACCGGTTAAAGCAATCAGTATTCGTAGTGCTAAAGTTGTTAAGCATAATTTAACAGACGAGCAAAGAGCTGCAATTGCTGATCGTTTAAGGCAATCCAGAAATCGCAATAATAATTAACACTATTAAGAAAGGTGTAAAGAAAAAAACTTGACACACGTCAAATACAAAAAGGAGATAAAAACGTATATTGAATAAAACAAACCAGAAGATGAATCGTGAACAGCAAAAGATTGCAGAAGATAATCACAGCCTTATTTTTTCGTTTATGAAAAAGAATAAACTTTCTTTTGACGCAATAGAAGATTGGTATGGCTGTTGTGCAATAGGTTTATGTAAGGCCGCAATGTTTTACGATCAAAATATGAATTTAAAATTTTCAACGCTTGCATATGTTTGTATGCACAATGAAGTAAAGGACATATTCAGGCAACAAACGAAAGAAGAACAGTGTTTTAGTTTAGATTATGATATTGCTGATAATATTGAGTTGATAGACTGTATTCCGGATCAAAGTAGTCGTGATTTTTCTAAAGTTGAGTTTTTTGAGATTTTAAATAAGCGATTTAACGAACTCAGTGATAGAAACAAGCGTATCATTGATGATTACATACATACACAATACACCGCAAAAGAGCTTAGCGGGATCTATGGCATTAGTCCTTCAAGTATATCAACAATCTACAACAAGTTTTTTAATCAGATTTATTCCGATCTTTACGAAAGCGAGGCGGAATAAAATAAGTACAAATAAAGCAACATATATTCTTTCAATAGAAGCCAAAGACTTATATGGTGCTTCCATTCAGGGATCAGACACCGGGTTTTCAATTCGTAATAAAAACGGCGATATTAGTGTGCGAAAGTTTATTAATACCTTAGATTTCAGTTTAGACGCCATGAAGTTAAGAGAGGTTTATGAGAAGGTAACGCGGCGAAAGAACTTCTCTTTTGAGATAAATCATAAAAGCTATACTCAGCAGGTCATTAATGTGACGTTCAAGTATGCATTCAGAGAGTTTAACAAAGTCGGAAAGAATGTTTACGTTAGAGCTGGATATAATTTCAGAGATTGTGTATTTCAAGATGCTGTATGCATATCAGATAATAAACTTGTGGCCATCCAGATCAATACGGAAATTGCAAATCCTGTCTCAAAAGATATTCTTGGGAAAAACTTTGAATATGATGATATTAACAAAGTATATAAGCAGGTTGATACAATACCGATTTTAAAGAATAAAGCAGACCTCAGAGAATCTTTGTATAAAAATGGTTTTGTTTGTGATGGGATCAAATATGTCCGATACAAACGCAGCAGCGGTTCAAGTCGTGTTGGGAAATGTTTGTTTGTGAATGAGCAGCTTTATGATCGTATGGCTAAATGGGACAGGTGTGGTTTAATAGTTCAAGAAGGTCAGCCAATAGATCTTGCCGCGTATGAATCCTATATCTCTTTGCCAATGAGTAGTAGCATTGATACATTGGAAATCCTACCCGAAAATCTTTTAGTTATAGATGACTATGATAGTGTTTTTAAAGATGATGTAATTGCAGTTGAAGAAAAAAATGGTGTCTTAGTTGCCGGTGAGAAAACTGTTGATGTCAAAAACAGTATTTGGGATGGCCAGTCGTTAATGGATGTATCGTTATTCAGTAAATATCCAGGGAAGGGAATGTTGCTGCTTAGAAATAGATTTTTTAAGTCGTGTTGTTTTAACTGCAACATACAACAATGGTTCCAAGATAATGATATTACTGATGTTAATCAGCTAAACGGATTCACCTTAGCACAAAATATCCGTGATATAAAATTGATAACTACCCCAAGCAGTATCAAATATGTTAAGTTTGGTAAGATTGAAGATTGGCTTAAAAACATTGATATTACGTTTAGTGTTGTGAAGTATGAAAAGGAGCCTCAATTCTTTAACGGGAGAATGGTGAGGACAAATTATCAATTACTAAACACACTGCAAATGACTTATGAAGAGGTTGAAGAATTTTTACAGCCCTCGTTAGATTATATCTACAAGATTTGCGCGGATCCTGATATTTTAAGATACCATATTTCTTATCCGTATGATGAAATGGATATCACGCCTTTGAATTCTAAAAATGAAATTGTTTTTAAGCTTCTTGGTATCAATAATAAGTTTGCAAAAACAAAGTTATACTATAATTTTCGTAATGATTTAATCAGATCTTTGTTTGACGATTTAAAAGATGGAAAGGTTCTGGTGAATGGTAACTACTCAACCCTATTTGGGAACGGGATGGAAATGTTGAAGCAAGCAATTGGCAAGTTTCATGGGGAAAGTGAATTAAAGGGAAACGATATTTGTAGTTCACGTTTTGCTTGTTGGCAAACAATACTTGGTTGCCGTAGTCCGCATATTACAATGGGTGATGTAACACTTTTACATAACGTCAGGAATAATAATTACAGCAAATACTTTAATCTTTCTAAGGAGATTGTTTGCATAAACTCTATTGGCGAGAATATTTTGCAAAGGTTACAAGGCGCTGATTTTGATTCGGATTCAATATTGCTAACTGATAATAAATTATTAATTCGTGTTGCGGAGCGTAATTATAATCATTTTAAAGTACCAACAAATTTGGTTTCTGCGAAAAAAACAAAAAGATTTTATACTCCGGAGCAACAGGCTGATCTTGATATTAAAACGAGTGTTAATAAAATAGGCGAAGATATTAATCTGTCTCAACAGTTAAATAGTTTATTATGGGACAGACTCAAAAAAGGAACACCGTTAACTGAATTGCAGGAATTGTATAACGATATTTGTAAGCTATCTGTTCTTTCCGGGATAGAGATTGATAAAGCAAAAAAGGAATTTATGGTTGACACCGGCAAAGAGATACGTAAATTAAAAAAGAAGTATGAAATAATTGATCAAGGGAAACAAGTAAAACCAACGTTTTTCAAACGTATTACTCTTAATAATGGATACGCATTAAATGGCAATATTAAATATAAGCATTTCGATACTACGATGGAATACATTCAAAAGGTTGTGAACAATTACTCAAAAAAACACATTAGAAAAGTGCCGGAAAAATATGAAGCGTTAATGAGTATTGTTAAAGATCCAAACATTTCCCGTCAGAGCTTGCTCCAAAATGATTATTATAAAGAACAAAGAGATAGAATAATTGAAATAATCAAAACAACTAAAGCGAATATTTCCGCCTTATATGTTAATTATGATCTTGCATCTAAAGAAGACAGAGAAGTAATAAGAAACAATGTTGCTGAGTTGCGTCAGGAGTGTGTTGAATATATTAATAAGATTTCGTGTAGTCAGGGAGTTATGTATTTGCTTTTAAAAGAAATTGAAAACGATAAAGAAGTATCAAGGTTTATGTTTGAAATTCTTTTCGGGACTCCAAATCGACAGTTTTTCATTATGATAAAAGAAAGCAAGGAAGATCTAAACGAGTTAATAGAGTGGGAAAACGGGAATATTGAGCTTTATGACTTTCGGTTTTACAAACAAAAAATAGCTTAACGAGCAGTCCTCTTCTTTGAATGAAGAGGACTGATTTTTTTACATAAAAGTGGTCTTTTATTATGAAGATTGATTTTTTAAAAGCGCCAAAAACCCTTTATTTATGCGGGGTTTTGGCATTTTTGAAATTTGTCGTATAGGGAAGAAAAAATATTAAACGTAAAACTATAGTGTTTTGTCTTCTACAAAATAAAGAAAAAAAGGAATGAAAATAAGTTTGATCCGCATTACCAAAGAAGAGTCCATACAAGTGCGAAAGCGATTTCCGAGAGTATATATAGTAATTACGTCTCGTCAAAAAACTCATAATCGGAAAAATTATTATATGGAAGAGAATCGTGCTGCTATGGGGTGGTTACAAAAATATAGAATGAAAGGTATGAGCAATTCAATTGGCAGACTTTAATCGTTTACCTGACGAATCTTTTGAAGATTATTTTGTAAGGCTATTTGAAAACAAAGCGTTATATAAATTGGATTGCAATAAGATTGCAGAACTGCTTAACGCAGAAAATGGAGAGAATTACGGAGAATGTAAATACCGTAAAGAATATGCGGCCTTTTTGCGTGGAAGGATTTATGAGCGCGAGTCTGTAGAACGTGGAGTTAAAACAAAAATCCTGAGTATATCTGATACTCATTACCCCTTCCAGCTTCCAAAGGAGTTGCTGGTTAACTACATTGGGAAAATCGACATTTTGCAATTAAACGGAGATATAGTAGACAATCAGGCGATTAGCAGGTTTCCTAAACAATATAGAATTTCACCAATGGAAGAAATAATTGGTGCAAGAAAATACTTAATTGAGTTGATTGATTATGTGCATCCTAAAAAAGTGGTTTGCAACTTAGGGAATCATGATAAACGTTTTGCCAGCTACATAAGTCGTAATTTGGATACTGATTTGTTGGAACTGTTACCTGATTCTTCATTGGAACTAATATTTGTTGATGGAATTAGACATTATGATAAACGTAGTAAAGCGAAAGTTTTTTACGAACCTTTAAAAAGCGTTTTTGAGCCTGAAGGAATTCAAATTGAATTTGTTGATGATTGGAAGGTTAAAATTGGTCGTACTTGGTTTTGCCATCCTTTAGCTTATAGATCGGCCATTATGGGGACTGCTGATAAATGCAAGGGGTATTTACAGGACATTGATACTGAAGGCTTTGATGCCTTATGCATGGCGCATACTCACAAAACTGGAGATACATATAAGGGCAACATACGTTTGTTTGAACAGGGCGCCTTTGCTTCTGTTGAAGAAATGGATTACGCAGATGGAAAGTTAGTTTCTCCGCAGCAAAAAGGGTTTGCTTTAATTTGCCAAGATCGTAACGGCAATTTAGTTCAAAAAGCGTCTAAGGTAATTAATTTAAGTAACATTTAAGGAGAGATATTTATTAATCGTTCAGATTTATCAGAAAAAATCGGGAAATTTTGTGGTGTTCCCGTTCAAGATGCAAAACAAATACTTGATTTTATCACCGATACAATTGGAGATGCAATATCCAATGGTGAGGAAGTGCATATTTCAGGGTTTGGGAATTTTAAAGCTTTTAATGTTTCGGCAAAAGGATTTAAAATGCCAAATGGATCTATTGTAAACAAAGAACCGTTCAAAGCTATTAAGTTTGTCGCTACCGGGAAATTAAAAGATAAGGTTAATCAAAATAATTAAAGTTAAAGGAGAATAGTTATGAAAACTTTTTTTCAGCGTTTTAAGTCTTGGGCACTGTGGTTATCAATTGCTGCTTTGATTGTTTTTTGTGTAAAAGAATTTGCAGGTGTTGACATTAGCGAAACCGTTGATGGGCTTCTTGATGTTTTGCTCCCTGTATTGGTAGCATTTGGTATTGTGAATAACCCTACTGACAGTAGAAACTTTTAATCTAAATATTAAATCAGTAAATAGCAACAAGATTGGTATAAGTGTTTGACTGATTATTAATATTATAAGGCGGTCGTATTACGTCCTGTAGCACAACCGCCAATATATACCGATGTAGCTTAATTGGAAGAGCGTCAATTTAAAGGTGTTATATGGTCTCATTGAAGGCATAGGTTTAATTCCTATTATCGGTTTAAATTATATTTTAAGGATTTTAATAAGGAGGAGAACAATTATCACTGAAAAAAGATTGGGTACTCGCCCACAGATAAGAAAACCGGCAATTGAGCGGCATGAATTTTATTGCACGATGTGTGGAAAAAAATATACTGTTCAAAAAGGTAATTTTTATTACAGCCAGTCTCCGCTTTACGCTGGAAATAATAAATATATGTCTGTTTGTAGGCATTGCGTAGATGCTTTGTTTGAGCATTATAAAGAGGTTCTTGGCGATGAAGAAGAAGCAACAAAAAGAACTTGCTGCAAGTTGGACATGTATTTTTCTCACGAGATTTATGAGTCAACAAACAAGACAAATGAAAGTATGTCGCGTATGGCCTCCATGGTTTCAAGATCAAATATACGGCAACATGCTTCAAAAAATTTTGACGATACATTAGATGAAGCAAGAACAGATGTTTTGTTGACAGAGAGCGATGTCGCAGAAGCGCAGGAAAATGGTGAAGTTAAAATAACTCAAACTGCCATTAAACGTTGGGGGCTTGGGTTTTCACCCGAAGAATATGCGTTTTGCGAAAATTTATATAAAATGTTTAAATTAGCAAACCCTCGCGCCGATGGTGTTGCGGAGGTTTTTATAAAAGACTTAGTAGTAACAAAAGTTCTTCAGACTCGCGCATTTAAAGCTAATGATGCTGAGAATTACGCAAAATATAGTAAAATTTTTCAGGATACATTAAAAGCGTCAAAATTAAAAATGACAGAGGAAGATGAACAAAATCTTAATGATGAAGAAGTATGCTGGGGCAATTTTATAAAAGATGTTGAGCAATACACGCCAGCAGATTTATATTTAAACAAAAAGATCTTTGAAGATGTAGATGAAATAAAAGAATATTTTAAACGTTTTATAATTCGTCCATTTAAAAACTTCTTCACCGGTAGCAAAGATATGGATGAGGAATTTTCAATACTGCCGGGTGATGACGATGCTTAATTACAATCAAATAAAAGTATCTGAGTATATGGATAAATCACAAAAAGATTTATCCAAAAGATTTGGCAACGCTCATTGGTTATCTTCGTCAAAACATGTAGAACAGTTTTTGATGGTTAATACCTTTTACAGAAGAAATTTGCATCGTTTTGCAAGAGACTATTTTGGGTTGACTTTACATTGGTATCAACAAATTATTTTATTCCTTATGGGAATATCTAACTTTATAGTTATTATTGCAAGTCGTGCTGCCGCAAAATCTTTTATTATTGCGATATTTGGTTGTTGCAAAGCAGTTTTATATCCCGGAAGTCAAATTGTTTTAACATCAGGCACAAGAGGGCAATCCAAGCTTATTGTTACTAAAAAAATTGTTGGTGAGTTAATGCCAAGATCACCAAATTTGAGAAGAGAAATAAAAAATTGGAAAGATAACCAGTCAGAAGTAATAGTTGAGTTTAGAAACGGTAGCAGTATCGCCACTGTTACATGCTCCCCTACTGCTCGTGGTAATAGATGTACTGTTGACGTTGGCGAAGAAGCGCGTGAAATAGACAAAAAAATAATGGATAAGGTTATTTCACCGTTTCAATGTGTTAGACAAGCTCCGTTTATGATGCTTAAAGAATATAAAGATGATACTCAATTTCAAGAAGAACCTACGGAAGTTTTGATTAGTTCGTCAATGGAAGAAGGTCATTGGCTTTATAAAACGGCTTGTGAAGCAAGAGATGGTATGTTAAAAAATAATGGCTCTTTCTTTGTCGCGCTTGACTATTCTATTACTTTAAAGCATGGCATAAGAACCCGCAAACAGCTTGCGAGAGAAAGACGCAAGGTTGACCCTATTACGTTTGCTGTAGAATATGAAAATTTAGTGCTTAGATCAAATGAGAATGCGTATTTCCCGTATGATTTGGTTAAATCTAATTGTGTATTAAAAAGGGCATTTTATCCTCGTAAAAATACTGATTTTATAAATAAAATCAAAAATAAATATGCAATTCCTAAACGGCAGGGTGAAATACGAATTATTGGTGCAGATATTGCGGCTGTCGATAGACCTGAAAATGATAACAGTTCATTCAGTTGTTTAAGGTTATTACCTGAAATAGTTATTGATGGAAATAGAACACGATTAGAATATCGTATAGCCATCCCATATTTGGAAGCATATAGAGGAACTGAGGGTAGAAAACAAGCTATAAGAATAAGGCAATTGTATCAGGATTTTGATGCTGATTATATTAGTCTTGATATCAAGAATTTCGGAGTAAGCGTTTACGAATCCCTTGCAAGAGTGTTATACGATGATGAACGAGGTATAGAATATGCACCTCTAAAAGCGATGAATGATGAAGTTTTTGCTAATCGCATTATGAATTCAAGTGCCGAGCCTCGCATATATTGTGTGTCAGCAAGTGCAAAATTAAATAATGATATGGTGGTTAATCTTAAAAACCTTTTAACAAATCATAAAATAGATTTGCTTGTTTCCAGAGATGAAGGCATTGAAGAAATGTCTAAATATATTTCGGAATATTCAAAAACCAATGATCCTGAAGAGCAGATGTATTTTGAAAAACCCTATTTAGAGACTATGTTACTCCGCAAAGAATTATGTGATTTAACATATACAAAAGCTGAAAATACAGGTTTAATTAAAGTAAAAGAGCCTTCTGGCGGTGTAAAAGACCGTTTCTCATCAGTTGAAATGGGTGTATATTTAGGTTCACAACTTGCATTAGATTTGTTACAGCCTGATGAAGAAATACCTATTCAAAGTGCAAGAATTTGCGTATCCGCATTATAAGGAGGTGTAAATAGATGGATGATTTTAATGTTGATTTCCCTGTCACAAGAGTGGGTGATGATTTAACTGTTGTTACAGGATATATGACTGCAGAGGAAATTAGAGATAATGAGGCAAGAATACTGTCTGCTGCTATGTCTAAATACGAAGGCTCAAAACAGTATTCAGTACATACCAACGACGGTGCTAACTCAAATGAATTAACTATTGATTATATAGATCAATTAGCAAACGGTATACATACTAATATTAAAAATCTTATAGCTGCGAATCAATTGTTAGTTAAGTATGTTGATGAAGATGGAAGTATGGGATATGCTTATTCCGTTATCCGTGCCAATACGCCTACTAATTATACTTTAGTTTACGATAATAAATTGTTATCGAAAGAAAGCGAAGACAAGGTTAACCAAATCAAAACTCTTATTAATAATTTTAATAAGGATATAAAAGTTAAGAGATTAATACGGGACAGTATATCTATGGCTTATTTAGAGGGTACTGTTCCAATTGTATTGCGTATTACAGATAAAGGTTATGCTGTAGATTTCTTACCATTAAGCATTGCTTATCCTTCGGGTTATAAATTAAATGGTGATCCGATTCTCGAAGTGGATATTAATGCATTAAAGACTGCACTTCAAAAAACTTATAAAAAGAATCGTAAAAATAAAGCTATATATTTTGAAAATATTGCAAAAGAAATTCAAGCTAACTATAGCAAAGAAATATTTAAAGCATATTCGAACAACGAGCAATATACAAGAATTGATCCTGATTATGGTGATTGTATCACTGTAAACTCACTTGGAAAAAAATTTGGTGTCTCTCCCTTATTCCGAGCCTTAAAACCTTTAGTTGTTTTAAACAATATAGAAGCAGCCGATGTGTCTGATAGCAAAGCTCGTTCTAAGAAAATTATTTTTCAAAAACTTAGGAAAGAGTTACTTGGCCAAAACGGTGACAGAAAGGGATTAGCAGAACAGGCTTTGGCTCATGATGGGTTAGTGCAAGCTCTAAAAACCAATTTGTGTGCGTATACGGCACCTCCGTTTGTTGAGAGTGTTGAATTTGTTTCTTCTAAAACAAACAACGAAGACGCTTCAAGACAGTTGGCACAATACATGACTAAATATTTGCAAGCATTAGGTATTGAGTTTACTGATACAGAAGTCGGTAACTATGCTGGCGTGAATGTTTCAATAACTGAAATAATACGCCAAATAAATTGTATTAAGAGCGAGATAGAACGCATATTAAACAAGTATTATGCTACATTGCTTAAAGAATCAGGAATAGATCCAAATTTGGCACCTATTATTGAAATTGAAAATGCGGAATCTATTGAGCTTTCGATGCGTATTGAACTGGCCAAATTTGCTTACGGGACATTAAATGCCTCGCGTGAGACCTCATTTAAGTTAGCAGGATTAAATCTTAATGATGAGAGACTTAAAAGAGAAAACGAAATTGAGGAAGGTCTTGATGATATTTTTACTCCAAGGAAAACCGCTTATACTGTCAGTGGTGATGATAGTAATTCATCCGGCCGTCCACAAAGCAATGATGATAAAAGCAAACAGCAATTTGATAAAAACTATAACAAGAACAAGTAATAGGTGGGTGTATGATTAAAGATTGCTTAGATACTACTTGCCCTTATTGCGGACAATCAATTAAAGTATTTGTAAAAGCCGATGGCACAATTGCTGTTGGCTTTTATAATATTGAAGACCAAGCTCAAATAGTTGAATTATTAAAGACACACAATATTGAACTTGGTATAAAACCTTGTGGAAAGGAGGACAAAAATGGATAAGGTTATTTTATATAGCTCAAAAGTTTTCTTAAGCGAAAAAAATAGCAATCCCGACTCCTATATAGCAAAATTTATCATTAGCGATTTCGGTCGAAATAAAAATGGTGTTGCTTTAGATAGAGAGCATATTGAAGAATGGCTCGCAACACTAAATAATAAACCTCTTGTTGGGAAAATAACAATGCGTAATGACGGCCAATATGACTTCAGTGGTCATAATGTTAAGGTCGTTACTAAAAAAGATGAAAATGGCAACAAATATCAAGATGTAATTTTTGACACTTCTGCTTTTGGCACTTTCTTTAATGTTGCAGTTGAAACAATTGATGGTAAAGATTATATAGTTGCAAGTTGTGAAATCTGGAAGCGTTTTTCACAGGCATGTGATATTATACTCAGGCGTATTGAAGAAGGTACATTGTACACCAGTTGGGAAATTTCGGTAGAAAAATCCCGACAAGGTATCGTTGATGGAATGGCTACAAAAATCATTGAACTCGGAAGATTTATAGGTCACTGTCTTTTGTCTAAATTTGTTGAACCTGCTTATGATTCAAGTTGCCTATTAGAAATTGCATCAACTGACGAAGAAGACGCTGAAATTACCGGTGCTCTATCTCAAGACTTTATAAGTCAAGAGTTAAGTATAAACAATCTTGTAGATAAGGAGGAAAATGAATTGGCAAAGAAGAAAAATGAAGTGGAAGTTTCTGAAGAAATAGAAGTTGCTATATCAGAGGAACAGACGGAAGATACTACTGCTTTTGAAGGCGAAGCAAGTGTCGCGGAAGAGCCGATAACAAGCGAGGTTGCTGTAGAAACAAGTGAGACTTCTGACAAAACACCTGAAGAACTTAGTATAGAAATTTCTGCGTTAACTGTTCATGATTTAAGATCTCGTATAAGAGAAGCTTGCACAGATCGATATGGCAAGTATTGCTATGTAGCATTTTGGTTTCCTGAAGAGCACACGGTATGGTGTGATTATGAGGATAAGAAGTCTGAGCTTGACTTCTTGCTGTTTACGTATGAAGTCGTAGATGACGTTGTGACCGTAAGTGATCCCACTCCTGTGTCATTAGTCGTATCCATTTCAGAAGTAAATAAAACTATTGCTGAAAAAGATGATGCTTTAGTAAAAGCAAATGATACGATTAAGGAACTTCAAAGTCAAGTTAATGTTTTGCAGCCGTTTAAAGATGCCGCAGATCAAGCAGCGTTAGAAAAAGCGGAAGCAGAGAAAACTGAAAAGAAAAATGCACTGAAAGCCTATGCAATGAAGAGTGGATTTATTTCTGAATCAGAAATTAATGAAAATGCCGAGATTGCTGAAATGATTGAAAACTTGAACGAAGCCGGAATTAAAGCAATTATTGCTGAGAGATTTATGGCTTCATTGAACAACGATATTGATGTTTCGTCCAAAGAAGAAACCTCAAGTATATCGGTTGATCTTAGTAGTGTTGATGACGATAGAAATATAACTATAAATCCTGTTCGGGCTTACCTGAACTGATTTGGTTACAGTACATACTGTGTTTTATTTTATAATTTACAAAGGAGATAAAAATTATGTTAAGAACAATTCTCGAAAATGATGGAAAACTCGTTCTTGGTGGGTTTAAGACTGCTGGCGTTTATAAAACCGGAATGGGTGTTACTAAGAACGAAGCTACTGGCGTAGCGACTATCCCCGGCTCTGAAACCGGTACGGATCTTTTCTTGCTTGATAAGGAACGTATTCCTACTGGAATTAACGCCGCGAGGACTGACATGTCCGACTATGACAATGATTTTAATACTTTTGCTTCCGGCGAACAGTGCAAGCTTCGTGCGTTTGTTGCGAACGAAAAGTTTGCGGTTGACCAGTATGATGCAACCAATTGTGTCGCAGCTAATGCCGGTAAGTATGCGGCGGTTGGCACGGATGGCAAGTGGACTATTGCCGCGTCAAGCACGGATTCTGAGTATGTATTCTTGGGTTTGCACAACGACGCTGGTCATGTTCTTGCTCTTATTGAGTGCGTTAAAGCTGTAGGCAAGAATTCCTAATCACATTTAATTGAAAATTTAATCAAAGGAGAATATTACTATGAGTAACACTGAAATAGCTGAGGCGATAAAAGATACAAATATGTACGAGCTTGCTTGCAAAACCAACGCCGAGCTTGATTTGACTGATTCCGAACAGGTTACGGTTTCCCAGCTTGACGCTTACTTCAAGAAAGTTGGCGAGAGAGGTTCGGATCCTGAGCGCGAGATAGCGGCTTTTGTTAAGAAGGCAGTTAACGAGGAAATTTATAATGCCCCTGATGAATTGCTTGACTATCTCTTTAACCGTGACACCATTGGAGAATTTGATGATTTTGAGGCCGTGACCAACCCGAAGAATACGCTTGTCGCTTATGAAACGGCCAAGGGTGCTAATGTTAAGAGAAGTTTCCTTGATATTAGTGTGCTTCAGCCGACTTGGTTTAATCTTCAAATTGAGTCGGATATTTCTTACAAAGACCTTCGCAAGAATGGTTGGAAGACCGTGGCGGTTATCACCGAGAACGCGGTCGCTGCTTTTAAGAACAAAATGTTCAAAATAATTTTTGATAGGATTGACGCTGGTATTGCCTCTGGTGCCGCTAACTATCTGGCCGTTGGCGGGTCTGCAATGACTCAGGCCGCTTCTGATGCGGTTGCCCTTTATGTAAACGATAGGGCTGAAGGTAACGGTGTCATCGTTGGTAAGTCTGCTTATATTCAACAGATTAACTTGGGAGTAATCCCTTATAGTCTGGGCGCAATGAAAGTTGCGTAATAATAATTGCATTGAATTGCTGGAACCCCGTAAAGACATTTAAACCAAAACAGAAGGATGAAATATGCCTAAATGGAATGGTTACGAAAGTAGAAAAAATTAAATGTATGGCACAAGGTCAAATCCTAAATGCTTAAAATCGGTAATCAGCAGCCAAGCCTCGAACAGAGGAAGGTTCAACGACTATCCCGCAAGGGAGTAGACCACAAGCGTTTGGTGGTCGAAGTGGTGCACATCTTTGTTAAAGATGAAGATATAGTCTACTCTTATAAGAAATTATAAGATTGTGAAAACAATAAGCACGGAGTAGCGTCCGTATTTTTCTAAAAATCTTTCACCCTTGGGCGGTGAACATATAGGTAAGAAAACACAAGAGCAATTTATACGGGAATTGCAAGAAGTTAATTCTAATATAACCGTAATAGGTCAATATGTTAATAGTCATATGCCAATAATGTGTAAATGTAATGTGTGCAATTATGTATTTAAGCCACGACCTTATAATTTATTAAGAGGTCACGGCTGTCCAAATTGTGCTGGGTTAAAGAAGAAGACACATGAAGATTTTGTAAATCAATTGGGAGATATTAACAATCATATAAAAGTGTTATCTAAATATGTAAATGATAGCATTAAAGTTAAATGTCAATGCCAAACATGTGGTGCAATTTTTGAAAATACACCAAATCATCTTTTGAGAGGTGTAGGGTGTACGATTTGTGCACATAAAAGCATCGGTGTTAATAAAAGAAAAACACATGATGATTTTGTAAAAGAGTTAAAAGAGGTCAATCAAGATGTTGAATTGCTGACTAATTATATTCGTAGCAGTGATAAAATTATGGTTCGTTGTAGATTGTGTGGTAAGGTTTATGCAATTATTGCAAACAATCTTTTACGTGGCAATCGTTGTAGTTGTTCTCGTATGTCTCGTGGAGAAAGAAAAATTCAAACTTATTTAGAGTCAAATAATATTACTTATGCTTTTCAGCATAAGTTTAACGATTGTAGAAATTCTAAACCGTTACCTTTTGATTTTTATTTACCCACATTAAATATATGCATAGAATATGATGGCCGTCAACATTTTTTGCCTTCTGGGTTTGGATCACATGATAAACAAAAAATTCAAAATAATTTTAATGCGATAATAATAAATGACAACATAAAAGATAACTATTGTGTAAAAAACAAAATAAAACTAATACGGATTCCTTATACGGAATTCGATAATATAGAAAGATTTTTAGAAAATGAGCTTTAATATAAAGGGTCAAAGTTAACTGGCTTCGCTTCCGATGAAATGCGTAACGAGGTTCATCGCACTGGTAGGCTTGGTTCGTATGATGGTTGCGAACTCTTCCCCATTAGTGGCGCTAAGAAGCTTGGTGATGGCACTGCCGTATTCCCTGATAAGAGGGTGTATGGTATTGGCGGACAAATTGGTTCTCTCAGCATGAAGGGCGAAACCGTCGTTTATGAGACGATGGATAATAACAATGAGAGTGTCCATCTGAAGTTTGCTGACTTTACGTTCGGCATTGCCTTAAATAATGATACTCTTGAAAAGGTTTTCAAGGTTGTCTTATCCTAATCAATTATAGTGGGGTGGAAACCCACCCCACTTTTTTAAGGTGTTAATATGGAAATTTTTAATTGCTACAGTATGAGGTTGTCGAGAGCGTTAATGGATGCGGGTTTTAAGCCCCTTTGTCTTAATACCAATCTTAAAACTCAACAACTTTATTATACCTTTGAACGAACCAAAGAATTAATATATTTCAAAGACAATGTATATCAAACTGTACGAGATAAATATTAAGGATTTTAAGGAGTAATTATGTTGGATAAAAATAAAACATATTTGGTTTTAAACTATAATGGAAGCCCCGTAGCTGTATCAACTCGTCATGAGAGTTACACTATTGCCGGTGGAAGCTTGACTGAACCGGCTTCAATACCTCTTTCTGTTGATGAAATTATTCAAATCAATAGTAATTCGCCTGTTTTCAAAATTGGGCTACTTTGGTTTGAAGAAGAATATCAGAAAGATCTTTATGAAGAATGCCGAATCAGGAATTGGGAGGAAATCCTATCTGACAGTTCTATTGAAGATATAATTCTGCATCCTACGTTAGCAAAATTACAAAAGTTGCTATTAATTGAAAACGAGCAGTATTTTGAACGTTGCTATGGAGTTTATATTGGTCTTAAGAATTCGAACCATAGTATTCAACAAAACGTTGAAAATCTTATGCTTGTTCGTCGTAAAGAACTTCGTAATAGAAAATATAAAACGTCCATTGAGTTGAGCAAAAAAGATTCAAATATTTTGGACGAGGAAGCATTTAAAGAAGCGCAAGAGCAGAATAAAAAGCTTGCAGAGGAAGTTGATCAACTTAAAGCTATGATTGCTCAGTTGTTAAATAGCAATAAAGATTTATCTTCTAAACAAGACGAAAAAGTAGCTTCAAAAATGAATAATGAAACTGCGGTGGCGACTGATAATATAAAGCAAGAACCCCAAAAAGTTGGAAGGGGTCGCCCAAGAAAAAAATCGTAATGGAGGTGGTGAGTTATCGCAACTCCATATTCTAAAATAAAACAAGCATTTCTTACCCTTGTTGAAAAAGATAGAGAATTTTTTAATTATTTTAATTTAACTGATGTAGAAATTGATGAGATGATTAATACTCGTTGCATGAACTTTTTAGATGAAGCAATTAACCGTTTAATCATTGAAGCGACTCCATCAGTGGACTTTACTGATAGAACAGACGAGCAGTTTAATTTTGATTTGACCAATTCAGAACTTGTGATAATCCCTTCTTTGATGTATGAGCAATATTTGTTTAGAGATTTTTCCTATCTTAAAACATTAAACGTTAATTATACACCCACAGAAATGCGAGTATTTGATCCAAGCAATGCTCGATTAACATTTTTAGATATTTATAACACTGTCTGTAGGAACAACGAAAAATATCTGGATATATATAAGAACTCCAATAGGCTTACTGGTGCTTTAAAATCAATTAATTTTGCTGATTATGATTCTAATTAAGTAGGTGATCAGTATGGATATAAACTATTTTAAGGCAATTCAGGGAGCTATAGGTGCTCATAGTAGTCATGAGGTTTTAGTCAGACAAGCAAAAGACAATTTGTCAATAGGAATGTCTGCATCTATAGGTAGCTCAAAATTAAAACGAAATGGCCATTATCAAAATTTCGTTATTAAGCAAACTTCTGTGCGTTATAAATATCAAATAATGGCGTTCCCTGACGAAGAGCTGTTCGCAGGGGATATTATTGATTATAACGGTGAAAAATGGATTGTTATGGAAACACGTATAGGGAGTCCTCTACATATAACAGGGGTAATGTGGTTATGTAATATCGATCTTTCATTTCAAAATGGTACTCATGATATAATTACTCGTCCAGCCATTTTAGATAGCGGAGTTTATTCTACTACTAAAAACGGCGATAATGAGTTGCAGTATGCCGATAAACAATTCAAATTATATTTGCCTTACGACAATGATACAAAAAAATTGTTTTTGGACAAGCGTATTGCGGTCGATACCAGATTTGATAAACACGGTCAACAAATTTTGGAAGTATATAATATTACAGGAATTAACAGGGTTGCCAGTGCCTTTGGTTCTGGTGCTCACTTACTTACGTGTGAGTTACGAAGTGGTATTTATTCGCCATCAGATGACAATATAGAATTAATGATTTGTGATTATATTGAGGATGAGGGTGGTCAAAAACCGTCAAAGGAAAAGCTCATGTGTTCTATTGCTGGGAGACCAACAATTATGCTTGGGCAAACACGCTCATATACTGCAATTTTTTATGATGCTCAACACCAAGAGATTAGTGGCGTTGCTCCAGTATGGGATGTAATTAGCGATATAGAAATTGTAACGCAACAAATTAATAATACTATAACAATCACGGTGCCTCAAAATGAAGATTATATAGGTGAATTAATTCAATTAGTATTGTGTGACGCAAACAACTTATATAATTCGTTTTCACTTGAAGTGGAGGTGGTTGCCTAATGCCCATTAATACGCCGCTCGATGAAATTATAGATTATAAAGATATTGCGACGCGGAAAATGTTGGCCTCTACCGAAATCATGAGTTTAATGTTTGATGCGCCAAATATTGATATGGACAGCGATGAGGTCTACCACGCTAAAGAAAGAAATTTTTTTGATTATGGTGTAAATCCGGATACCATTCAAACTGATACGGTTTCTATATTCGTACAATCAAGTATGACAAATCGTTTAAACGCAAATTTTAAAGATATGGCTTTAGTAATATCTATTGTTTGTAATGTTAACTATATCAATCTTGACAATAAAAAGTTCAAGGGTATAAAAGGAAATAGAATAGATAATATTGCTCGCCAAATAGTAGTCGCATTAAATGATTTTCATCAGGAGTTTGGTATAGGTGATTTGACACTAACTCAATGTCGGCCGGTGTCAGTACCAAAGGGTTATACAGCAGTTGAACTTGCTTATCAAATTGATGATTTTGCAGATGATACAAGGTGGTAAGTGAATGAAAATCCCTCAATTTGCTTTATTAAGTCCAGACCCTTTTGTTTTACAAGGAATTGGGACATTAAAATCTCCTATCCTTAAAGAAATATCTCCAAGTAATATGATGAATTACTCATTGTATGCTTTAGTAACTCAAATATTATTTGGATCAAAAAAAGATATAATTGATATCGGTCAAAAATTAGGCGATAATAATTTATATGAAGAATTAATTGAGCCTGATATTGAGGCAAGTTCAAAATACAATTTAATAATAAGTTCTATAGATTTGAGAGAGGCGCTTTGTAAAGCACTTGCTCTCTTTTTTTGTAATACTATCGTCTTTTCTCCTGACAACAAATCGTTTTTAGTGTTCTCAGTCACAGATGACAAGGCAGATATTGTTGGCAGTATTAACGAAGATAATTATTTGTTTGTAGAGGACTTATTAAAACAACTTTTACATTGCGAATCTGAATATAATGACAAACAATTAAAATATTCATCTGAAAAAGCAAAAGAGTTGTGGGATAAGGTAACTAAGGCTGAGGAAAGGGAAAAGGCGGATGTCAACGCTCGTGATTATGAAATCGGAAATATAGTTTCCAAATTATGTGTTTGTGGGATTGGTTATACTGTTGAGAATATTTATAACCTAACCGTTTATCAGTTGTATGATCAATTTTCTGCGTATATACAAAATAGAATTAGCCAGCTTTCTGAAAACGCCTATGCCCATAATGGCGGTAAAGATTTTGATATAAATGGTTGGCTTAGAAAATAATTTAGGAGGGTATCTTAATGAATAAGACTGCAAATAGAAAGGGCGCAAATATTCAGCTTCGTAAGTATTCTGATAAATCGCTTTTTTCTTATATTGATTTTGCAAATTCTGTAAATATCGAGCTTAATTCTAACCGTGTTTATGCGACTGGCGGTGACAGTGGCGCTCGTCAAGTTGGCTTCGACGATCCTATTGAAGGTAGTTTGAGAATTTCGACGCAAATTGTTCCTATTGAGTTTGTTGCGTTGGCGTGCTCCCCCGATGGTGTTGAAACCGGTGGTGAAATAGGTAAGAGAGAAAAACTGACTTCTGAAACTGCCTCAAGTGCTGTTCAGATTACCTTAACGGAGACCCCCGTGGCGGGAACGCTTTATGTTTACGCTGCCAGTTCGGATTTGACTGGAACCCCGGCCACGGTTAGTGCTGCTGGAAAGGTAGTAACTATCACAGATGGTGTTGCAGATACGGATTATATTGCTTACTATATTGTAGCAAGTGCAACTGCTAAGTCTGCTACGTTTAATAACCGTAAGACTCCGGGTTGCTATATTGTTTATGGCGACACCGTGTGGAAAGACACGAATGATACTATTTCTGCTGAGCACTTTAAGGCATATAAAGCAATGCCCCAGAAGGCTTTCTCGATTACATATCAGGGTTCTGGAGACCCGTTAACCTTTGAGATGACGTTTGATTTGATGGAAGATGAAGACGGAAATGTTTATACTTCCAGTCGTATATAATTATGACTAATAAAAAGATCAATCAATCTGCTGTGTTTGAAAAAATTGAGTCTGCGCCAGTCAAAGTAGACCAAAAGGTTAAAGCGGATCAAAAGTGGGAAGTCAAGGTATGTCGTGTCATAAATTATATTCCATCTTACGGGATCCTTGGATTTGAATTTGATGGAGTTGGTTGCCAAATAAACGTACCAAAGAATTTAAATATTAGTAAAACAATTAAGATTCAATATAAGGGCGAAATTGGCAAAAATATAATATTTAAAATATAAAAGGAAAGAGCAGGGAGGTAACTACTTCCCTGCTCTATTTTTAAAAATGAAGATACTTGCGATTGATCAATCTCGATGTGGCGGTTATGCCATTTTTGATTATGAAACAAAAAAATTAATTTCTTATGGAGCGTTTAATTTTCCAGATAGAAAATATATTTATCCTATGGCTATTTATAAGCTTAAAAAGTTAGTGGAGTCATTAGTCAAAGAAAATGATATAGGTGCATGTTTTATTGAAGAAATATCATACCAAAGAAATCTAAATGGATTTAAACGTTTAGCCCAAATGCAAGGTGTTCTTGAAAACTTTTTTATAGAACACAATTTGTTGTATGATATTATTCAACCAACTGTATGGCAAAAATATGCCAATGCACGGAAACGCACACAAAAAGAAATTAAGAACAAGGTTGTTGAGGCTAATACTATTGGGAAAAAAGAAACAAAAGTTTTATCTATTCAATTTGTTCACGATGTCTATAAGGTAGACACATCCAATGATGGCATTGCCGATGCGATAGGCATAGGCCACTATGCTACACATAATATAAAAATTGAAAATTAAGGAGGCAAACTAATTTGGCTAAAAAGATTAGTTCTGCAAGCATTGATAAAATTATTAAGGCATATAAGCAAGAGGATAAGGTTATAGAATTACATATTGGGGACACAAATATTGATGTTGTAATTAAGCCTTATATATCTTATAACGAACGCTGCCAAGCGATTAATAATATAGTGAATGATTGTTATGATGAAAATGGCAACTACCATCCTGAATTTTTTGATATTGCCTTTAAAATAGCAATAATAGAATTCTTTACTAACATTAATACTAATACTAACGATTCTGTTAACCAAATATATCATTTATGTGAGACTACCAGTATTATTGATTTAATTAAAGATGCAACATCCGGTCGAATTGTAGGAATATTAGATGATGCACAATCTGTTATTAAGTGGCGCAATGAGCAAAGTCTAAAGTCAAATGCTTGGGATGATGTTGCCTACATGGTTTCTGGTATTTTAGATACGCTTGGCACTAAGATAGCAGATATGCCAGAGATAAAGAAAGATGAATTACCTAAGTTAGTAAAGACTGTTTCAAAACTTGAAAATATTTCTGAAGACAAAATTATTGATGGAATATTCAAATATTATAATGAAAATAAATAAAATATAATACCCCAATTTCCGTGGGGTAAGAAAGTTGGGGATTAAAAAATGAAATTTATGGAATACGTAGCAGTTATCGGTAGTTTTTTAGGTGGCTCAATAGGTTTTATAACTCTGATTATGACGATTATAAAACCGTTACGTAAACGTTTTGTGAATTGGGTTGTTTGCAATACGGGTTCTGCAAATATGGCTAAACAAATTTCCGAAATAGAAAAAATGCTTAAAGATCATATTGACCAAGATAGCAAAAAAGCAGAAGATATGAGAGAAATAAAAGAAACGGTTGAGAAACTTAAAGATTCCGAGCGTTGTGTTTTAAGAACTAATATTCTACGTATTTATAATAAATATTTGCCCAGCGGCGAGATACCTGCATACGAATTCGAAACGCTTTCCAGAGATTATCATTCATATAAAGATCTTGAGGGAAATAGTTTTATAGATGATATATGGTCAATTATGTCTCAAGAATGGACAGTTATCCCTAACGGTAAGTATAGATAAAACATATATAGTGCGGGCTATTACCTATCAAGGAGGTCACGCTATGGTTTCTGCCAATGAAATAAATGTAATTTTGGAAAATTATTTAAAATCACAAGATGGGCAAACTTTTCTTAAAGAACAAGGATTATCAGTTTATTTTTATAATGATAATCAGTTAATTCATATTGCTGAAAATATTAAAAACGATATTATAAATGAATTTTTAAAAATAACAAATCACGCTTCTTTAATTGATGCCCAAGATTATTTCAAAGGCTCTTATGTTAAAGTAGGTAAAGTAAGGCAATTACAAGATGGTTATAAAGTTAATATAATCTTTTCGGATCATGCACTGTATCGTCCTTCGTTAATTGGGAGAGGTGGTAAATCGACAGGTAATGGTGTCGATGATATCTTTGCTTTAATAACTAATGGGACAGATAGACAAGGTAAAGTGTTTGGTTATTGGACTTATTACTCTGAAGGAATGGGTTATGGAGGCGAAGAACTTTGGACAAGGGCTTGGCTTCCAAGACGTCCAAAACCCTTCATAGAAGCTATTATAAAACACTATGAAGCCGTAAATCCCGGCTTAACAATTTCATATCCTCCAAGCTGGAGGTAAGAAGACGGTCTCCGTCAAACTATTGTCAAGTACGATTTGGTATATCGTACTTGACATTTTTATTATAAAGGACGGTGATTAA